GAGCTGTTATAGGTAGTTCCTAAACGGAACTACCTATAACAGCTCGAACATTATTCATGTTCAAGGTAACAATCCGATTATTGCACCGACTACCAACCGTATCATTCGTCCAAGCACTTCTTACACAGGCGACGAAAATCTTACCTCTTCCGATATTATGTCTTTGGACTTGTTGGATTGGGCGATTGAGAAAAACGAACGCTCCGACCAGCCGATTGCTCCGCTTGAAAACGACCGCTTTATGTTGTTTATCTCGCCTGAACAATATACCGACTTGAAGCAAAACTCGACCGGTAAAATCCAGTGGTTCAACATTGCGTTATCTGAAATGATTGGCAATAACAAAAACAACCGCATCGAAAACGTCTTTAAAAACAATCTTTACTCGGTTGGACAATACGGAAATATCGATATCTACATGGCTCCACGTGTTGCTTACGGGCAAAACAGCTCGAGCAGTGCAGTAATTACCACTACCCGTCGTGCGGTGTTAGTCGGTAAAGATGCCCTTGCTTATGCTTCACCGTTTGGCGGACGTATCACTGACAAAGAAGTGCCTGTAAAATATTTCAGCATGTTGAAAGACTATGATTATTACAAAGGTATGGAATGCCGATTGATTTACGGTATGAAAAAACTATCTCCGACCAATAAAGACGATGTCGGTGTAATGGTTCTTTCTACTTATGCAGCCGCTCACGCTTAATAGAAAAGGGAAAATTTTATGGCTTTACAATATCCTAATATCGTTCCAACCGGTTTTACGGACGATTACCAAGATTTTATTGCTCGCACTAAAATCGAAAGAAGCGGTAATGCTCGCTCATATATCGGGCAGGTTAGCGTTCCTTCCGGTACCGTAGTCGGACAGTTAATCGGTTTGTTTGCTTTTAGTAAAGGCTTCAAACTTTCTTACGGCTCATGGTTTCAAACTGCCGCTTTGGGTACTTCGGTTACCGCTGCACTCGGTTATTATTATGAGGACAGCACTATAACCAGCGTAACCAACGGATTCTTGACTGCGTCCTCAAATGCTGCTGCCGGCGGTCTTTTGACTCCTGCCGTGGTTGCCGGCTCGCAATGGCAAGCATTGGGTAACGGCTGGATTGTTGCTTTGATCGGCGGTGCTACCACTACCACAACCAACAATATCAGCTTTAACGCACTCGGAACTTATGACTATAACTCTATCGTTTAAGGTATAGCATGACTGTAACATTTAGCTCACTGCAAGCAAAGATTAGCAAAAAACTAATCGACGGTGGCAACACTGCAATTGCGGTGGGCGATGTTCAGGACGCAATAAACGATGCTTTGCATTACTGGAAACAAAAATCTTTTTGGTTCAATGAGGCACAGGTTACTTTGACAATGGACAATAGTGCGGCACTTGACGGCTCTGCCAGAAGTGACCCCTATGTTTTAGGTTACGGAAACTCGGTTGCAAATTATCCAAATGCTCCGGTATTGCCGAGCAATTTTCTTTATGAAAAGCAAAAAGACGGATTTGTGATTTATTATAGCAGCCTTCGCTATAGAATGAAAAAAATCTCGCCTGCTCAACTTGACGGTATGTCTATAAACGGAATCGGCTTGCCATATGCTTACTGTTTCCGCAACGGCAATTATGAGTTCTATTTCTTGCCAAATCTCGCTTATTCTTTGGTTGTCAATTATATCAAAGATTATTCCGATTTAGTAAATCCCGGGGATTCTAACGACTTTACCAATAATGCAGACAGATTGCTTTATTATGAGGCACTGGCTCGGCTTTATGGGGAAAATCGGCAAGATTCTAAAATGGAATCAACTTACCAAGCAAAAGTTGAACGGGAATATAATCTTTTACGCAAACGCACGGGTGACAATGTCGCAAGTGGCGAATTATCTATTGAAACAATTATTTAAGGAGCTTTCAAAATGTCAGGTGATATTACACTCGGTTATCTAACCAAAATGCTAAAATATAATATTCTAGCGGCAAATCTTAGCGGTTTATCAACCCAGCAATTTGGCTCCGGTTTAGCCAATAGCGGTTTGTGCGGCGATATATTTAAATTTTCTTCAAACGGCACAAGCCCTGCTTCAGCCGGTGCAAATGATATAGTTGTTGCAAGCTATTCGATGCCTGCAAACTCTCTAAACTCGGCAGGTGACTTGCTCGATATTCGTGCAAACGGAAACTTTGCAGCGACAGTAAATAACAAAACCGTCAAAATTATTATTGGTGCAACCAGTGCCGTAGTCGGCTCTGCGGTTGTCGGCGGCACAACTATTGCCACAACCGGTGTTTCTGCCGCTTCAGGCGTAGGTTGGGCTTTGGCTACCCAAGTCAGCAAATACGGTGTAACAAATTCAAACACGCAATCATACCAACAAGTTGCAACGGTTATCGGTGGTACGCATAGCGGTGCAGGGCTTGCAGCTGCTTTGACTCTAAATGAAGCGTCTCCGATTATTATTGCCTTTACAATTAACTGTGCAACCACTGCTTCCGATGCGAACTTGTGGCAAGCCTTTGTTACCGGGTACAATTGATATGGATTTTGTTTGCCAAGATGATGATGGGCTTACCAATTGGTCTTATAATCCCGATGATACTTGCTATTATCGGGTGGATAATTCCGGGAATACGATAAGCCATTTAAAAGGCGAGTATCTGCCCGATCCAAATCAGGTTTGGCAGGCTCGCTGCAACTTGGCAAACGTGTCTCAATCCAGCCTTGACGGGCAAAAACTTCGTCCAACCAACACTTTGTTTTCTTTATGGACTCATAGATTAGGATTGTAAAATGCCAACTCAAACAACATATTACGGCTTCCAGAAACCGAATGTAAATGACCCGACCGACCAAGATTTATGGGGCGGTTATTTGAATATGGATTTGGATAGCATCGATAGCATTATCCATAGTTTGACTATCGTGCCTTCCGGTATGATAAGCCCTTTTGCAGGCAGTGCCGCCCCGTCGGGCTGGTTTTTATGTTATGGGCAGGCTATTTCTCGCTCAACCTATGCCACATTGTTTTCGGCAATTAGCACAACATACGGTGCAGGCGACGGAAGCACGACTTTTAATATTCCTGATTTGCGAGGTCGCTCGGCAATCGGGCTTGATAATATGGGTGGAAGCTCTGCAAGCAGAATTACCACGATTGCAAGCTCACTTGGTGCTAATGGCGGTAGCGAGTTCTTGCAAAGCCATACTCACGGAATAACCGACCCGGGACATACTCACACTTATAATAATATTGCCTCAACCAGTATCGGGGGCGGCACAACTCCGGTTGCTACTGGTTCACCCGGTCCCAACGGTACGCAAATCAATTTGCAGTCTGCTACTACAGGTATTGCCGTGCAATATTCAGGTGCCGGCAACTCGCAAAACTTGCAGCCAATGATGTTCTTGAATTATATTATAAAAACATGAGGTTATATGACTACTTCAGATAGTCAACTCATACCTATCACAATTGAGGCAGGCGTTCAGCCAAGCACTGACAAAAGTGCAATGGCAACTACGCATTATACTTTTGCGGATAAAATTCGGTTTCGGTTTGGAATGCCGCAAAAAATCGGTGGCTGGTCGGCTGCATTGTTTTCGCAATCCGCAACTATATCAGGAAAAGCACGGGCTTTATTCGGTGCAATTGTCGGAACGCAAATTTTGAGTATTATCGGCACAAATTCGAAACTTTATTCTTTGTTTGGCTCGGTTTTAACCAATATTACTCCACTTTCTACCACGACTAATTCAATCCCGAATTCTTTACAAACCGATGCAACATTTTTGGCAACCAATGCAATATCTACCGTAAATGGAAGTTCGATTTTAAATTTTGCCGATGTAAACGCATCTGCTTATCGTGTCGGGGATATTATAAATATATCAGGGGCAACCGCTTTCAATGGGATAACTACCGGACAAATAAACACTCTTCATGTTGTGCATACCGTTGGGGTTAATACTTGGTCGACGATAGTCAGCACAAATGCAACCGCCACAGGAACGGGCGGAGGTGCATCAATAACCAAATTTAGCGGACTAATTGCCGTCACCGCTACATCGCACGGGCTTGCAAATGGCTCTCGTGTAAAAATATCCGGTGCCGCCGATATTGGCGGAATTTCAGCGGCGACATATATAAATCAAGAATTTGTAATGAGATATATTGATGTCAATCGTTTTTTTATTGTTACGCAGGGAATGGCGACTTCCAGCGTTTCAAATGGCGGTGGTGCAGGTACATTATATCAAAAGGAAATCCCAGCAGGTGCGGTTGACGAATCTATTGGGCAGGGGTATGGTATGGGGCTTTATGGCGTGGGGCTTTAT